TATAAAAAAGGTGGTATGGAAACTATAGACATTATGCAAAATTTATTACCATTAGAAGAGTTTATGGGCTATCTAAAAGGCTGTATTATAAAATACATCAGTAGATATGAACACAAAGATAATCCGCTAGAAGATTTGGCAAAAGCAGAGTGGTATATAAAAAAACTTAAAGAAGTAAGAACAAAACACGATGCGTATATAACTTTAGAGAAACATTTACCATGATGCCAAAATACAGAACAATGCAAGATGCTGTGACAGAGTTTCAAAAAGCATTTGGAAGACCCACAGATTTAAAGTTTTCTGATATAGAAATATCTAGTGATGTAGCTAATACTTTTGGATTAAGACAAGCGTTAATTGAAGAAGAGTTTTATGAATTAACAAAAGCTATGAATGAAAAAAATGAACAAGAAATAAAAAAAGAATCCGCAGATCTATTGTATGTTTTAGCAGGGTTATTTGTAGACTTTGGTTGGGATATGCAAGTAATATTTAATAGAATACACGAATCAAATATGTCAAAACTTGACGAAAATGGAAAACCTGTCTATCGAAAAGACGGAAAAATAATGAAATCAAACCGCTATAAACAAGCAGATTTAAGGGGAGTATAATGCAAAAGTTACCATCAGCCTATCAAGAATACATACACACATCACGCTACTCAAGGTGGTTAGATGATGAAAATCGTAGAGAAACATGGGAAGAAACTGTAGGTCGTTATTTTGACTACATGAAATCTAGAGAACAAAACAAAAATGTTTTTGACGATAGCACAGTAGAACAATTACAAAAGGCTGTTCTTAATCTTGATATTATGCCTTCTATGCGTTTGTTAATGACATCTGGCAAGGCAGTAGAAAAGTGTAACGTGGCTTCTTATAATTGTAGTTATGTTCCTATAGATAGCCCCAGAGCATTTGACGAAATACTTTATGTTTTAATGAATGGTACTGGTGTAGGGTTTTCTGTAGAAAGAGAAAGCATAATACAATTACCAGTAGTAGAAGAACACTTTGAAGATAGCAGTACAGTTATTGTTGTAAAAGATAGTAAGTCTGGTTGGGCTAGGGCATTTAAAGAATTAATATCTTTATTGTATTCCGGTCAAGTTCCTACATGGGATATGAGCCAAGTACGACCTGCCGGAGCTAGACTTAAAACTTTTGGTGGAAGGGCAAGTGGTCCTGACCCATTAGAGGATCTGTTCAGATTTGCGGTTAATCTGTTCAGAAAGAGTGCAGGTAGGCGATTGAGTAGTATAGAGTGCCATGATTTAGTGTGTAAAACGGCACAAGTAGTAGTAGTAGGTGGTGTTCGCAGATCTGCACTCATTTCTCTTAGTAATCTTAGTGATGATTTATTGCGAGGTGCTAAATCAGGAGACTGGTGGAACCATCATAGTTATAGATCTTATGCTAACAATTCTGCTGTTTATAAAGATAGACCAGAGATGGGTATATTTATGAAAGAGTGGACATCTCTTTATGAAAGTCGATCTGGTGAAAGAGGTATGTTTAGTCGTTTTGCAGTAAAAAAACAAGTAGAAGCAAATGGTAGAAGAGATCCTAACTTTGCTTTTGGTACAAATCCGTGTTGTGAGATTATTCTTAGACCTAATCAGTTTTGTAATTTAACAGAGGTTGTTGTTAAGAAAACAGATACACTAGATACGTTGAAAGAAAAAGTTAGACTAGCAACAATACTAGGAACATATCAATCTACCCTTACAGACTTTAAATACTTGCGTAAAATATGGCAAAAAACTACAGAAGAAGAAAGATTGCTTGGTGTTAGTCTTACAGGAATAATGGATAACAAAATAACCAATGGTGCAAAAGGCAACTTAGCAGAGGTTTTAGAAGAACTTAAACACCTTGCTGTTGAAACAAATACAGTATGGGCTGAAGCATTAGGTATTCCTCAGAGTACAGCAATTACTTGTGTCAAACCATCGGGTACAGTTAGTCAGCTAGTAGATGCCTCAAGTGGTATTCACGCTAGACATAGCCATTACTATATTCGTAGAGTAAGAGGAGACAAAAAAGATCCACTAACACAATTCTTAATGGATAGTGGCATACCTTGTGAAGATGCAGTTGGAGATATAGAAAGTAAGAATACTGCGGTGTTTTCTTTTCCTATACAAGCACCTTATGGATCTGTAGTTAATGACGATCTCAATCCTATAAAACATTTAGATTTGTGGTTGACATATCAATTGCATTGGTGTGAACACAAACCTAGTATAACAATTACTGTTAGAGAACACGAATGGTTAGAGGTTGCCTCATGGGTATATAAGAACTTTGATTATATGTCTGGTGTGTCATTTTTCCCACACACAGATGCTGTTTATGCTCAAGCACCTTATGAAGAGATAAACAAAGAGGAATATGATAAGTTAGTTTCCTCTATGCCAACAACCATAGACTTTTCTAAATTAAGTGAATATGAGAAAGAGGATGGTACAAAAGGCACACAAGAGTTTAGCTGTGTTGGTGATGTATGTGAGGTTGTTGATGTTTGATGAGGACAAAAAAAAAGAGAACAGATACACTCCTGTTCTCACTTTTTCTTTAATGCTTGATGCTAAAAATGCGTTAAATCCTGCTGTAGAAGTTTCAAAAATTGATCCTAAAGATTTTGTTACTCACATGGATGAATATATGCCAGACTTTGATTATACTCAAGACATAGCAGGATTAATTACTCATGTTGCAAATTTAATTGATTTTGTACTAAAAGAAACCGAAGAGTATTGTGGTACAATAACAGATGTTAGCTATCCTAGTGAAAGAGTATCAGGAAAAATACCTGATATTCCTACATTACACCAGACTATTAAGAAGAAAAAACTTAATTAATAGGGTTTGCAATCATATCTGCTTCTAATAATATTTCTTTAATTCTTTTTTTTACCTTTGGTGTAGGTATTTTTTTTACCGCTTTAGCTTTTTTAACTACCTTTGGTTTTTCTTCCATTTCCCTTATATCTGCTAAAACCTCAAATGGTAAGCGTATTTGATACTTATCACTATACACAATTATACTCCTATTTCTTTACTAATGAACCACCAAAATATAACCCCACGATAGCTGATACTAAATGTGTATCAAGTGGTGTTATTACTAATCCTGTCATCTGTTCCCATTTAACCATCTCTTTACCTTCAAAGATAAAGAAACCCGGATTGAATTGTGTCCAACCAACAGTTACAGCTATGTCAGGATAAAATACAGCCACAATCTTAGGCCATACAATTATTGCACCAATGGCTCCTAAAGCTATTAGCCTTCGTGTCCATTGAAAGTGCGGATTTTCGTAACGTCTAGCTTTGTCAATAACCTCTGCTTCTTTGGTCATTGCAGCCATCATTAATTTATTGTTTGCTTCTTTTGCTTTAATGCTTTGACCCCATATTGACATAACACCACCAAGTAATGATGATCCAAGCATTGTAATCAATTCCATAGGTATTCCACCCATAATACTACCTCCTCCGGAAGATCCGGCTTCTGTTATCGTTTCTGCTACAGGTACTATACCTAATAGTGTTAGAAGAATTTCCATTAATCTCCACCAGCATCTTTAATCTGTTCTTTAAGTTCTTCTATTGTTTCATGTCTAGTTAATTTACGTTTGGCTTTACCACCAAGAGAGTAGACTGCTCTCATTGTTTCATCGTGTTCAATAAAGTTTTTTTCAAGAATACGAACACGATCAATTAATCTAACAACCATGACAGTTAATTCAGCTAACTTCTTATCTGATAACTCTCTGGTGTCTCTAATCTCTTCATCTAATTCTTGATGTAAATTTTTAAGTGCTGTTAGAACATCTTGACGAAAAGTATTTGTGATCCATCGTATCAACCACCATAGCCCATATCCGGCTGCTGCTGCGGTTAAAACAGGAATACCTACCTTCTCAAAAAGTTCTATCACAATGCCTACATCCATTGCAATTTCCCTTTCTTTATGGACTTTTTAACATACTAATCAACCACATCACACCACTACCAACAAGAGCTAGAACAACACCAGCCCCATACATTCTTGATTTTTCTTTTTCAAGTGTATTAACACGCTTACTAAGTTGTCGAATATCTACTTCAAGGTTTTGATGAGATGATACAAGACCATCAACCTTACCCTCTAATCTCCCTATTGCTAAGAGAAGTTCTGTTTGTCTGTCGTCACTCATTGCTGTAGCCCAAGACTACGCATTTGTTCTCCTAGAGATACTTTTTCAGCCATACTAGGAGATATACCTTGTGCTACGGCTTGAACATCCATTGCATAACTTTGTAATAGTTTTTCTGTTGCTTCTCTATTCTGAGCCGTGACAATCAAACCCATTACATTTTGTAAAAAGTCGGTGTTATTCATTTGTGAGTCTTGATACAAACTATATAGTGAGCTTTTAAAATTTTCGTATTCTTTCCTATTTGTGTATTCTTTAGTTGATCCTACTAATGCAGGAATTATAGTTTGCACCACATTTTTTCTAGCAGTAAATGGTCTAATTCTATTGGTGTCTACTGCTTCCATTGCTAATTCTGCAAAACCCGGAGTTGCTAATATCTTCATAATTGTCTCGTTACCTTTTGAAGAAAACATTCTTAATAAATATTCACTTGCTACATAACGAACACTAACAACACCTCTAGCAATACTAAATGATCTGGACAATGCTGCACTATCACTCATTGGTTTTAAATCTTGACCAAATCTTGAAACTTCACCTTTTCTTGAATTATTTGATACTTTAATTAAACCTATTGCATCATCAAACTCATCTCCCAAAACAGTTTTGTATAATTCTCTGCGTAAACCTAGTTCGTTTGAAAGTGCGTTCATGTCAACAAAATCTTGATCTGCTTGTCTTACTACTGTTTTTTCTAGTAATCTTCTAGTTATTCCTCTTCTAATAGAATCTTCAAAAAATTGTGCTTGTTCTGGAGCTTGTTCTCTAACTGTTTTTACCAAAATATCAAAGGCTTTAGCAGAATCCGCACCTGTTTCTTCTTTGAAAATTCTACTTACAATGTTTTCCCCTATA